GATCTGTTAGAAAGTACACATGCGCTTTTTTTAAGATGTCATTGGCTTCCTTGAGCTGTTTGACTTCTTTCTCTAATTCCAAGATCCGCTGTTGTTCTGGTGAAAGTTGACGTTTGCTTGAACCCACTGGATTGGTTTCACGAATCCATTTGTCTAAAGTTGAATAACCCACACCTAATTTCTGGGCGATTGCAGCTATAGGCTCGTGTGAGTTTGAAAGTGCATAATCAATTGCTTGCTGTTTAAATTCAGCACTAAAACGTTTGGCCATTTCTTGGATCTCCAAAGTTAACGTTACGTTATCTTTAGAGGGAAGTACTGTCCATTATTTTGGCTAGGATCAGTGTACTGCACATGTTGGAAAGGTGTGATGTACCACTCTGGAACATAATCTGTACTTATCATCTAGACTCCTAAATTGCGCCCATAAAAAAACCACCCGAAGGCGGTTTTTGAAAATTAACACTATATTTAAGTACTAATTTTAAATTTAGTAGAAATTAAAGAATAATCATCAAGAGGACCATTTTTTTCTATACGTTTAAGCAAACTGGTACTAAAGGCTGTTGGGTTATTCATAGTATTCGAGGAAAATTTTGGTCTTTTTTCCCAGAATTCATAAGCTCCGTCAGACATAATATTTACAATTAAATTTCCTTGCTCATCAATTAAATCTTTCATCATATGAAATGAATATTGATATTCTAAATTAATACTCTTTGATAAGGCCGTCACCAGTATGTTTTTACCTGGCATTTTTTTTAACTGACGCTCTGTATATAGTCCAGCCTCTAATAACTTTTGATGTTGTGTATGGTCTTTTGTATGACAAATTAATTTCTGTTCAGATTTTATATAAAGTCTGCTATCACCAACATGAATGATATGCACACCGCTTTTCTCAACTACTCCAACTGTTAAAGTTGTCGCTGCCTGAAAATATTCAGGGTTAATTAATTCAAGCTCACTTATTTTATTTTTAATTTTTAATAATAAATGATCTATTTCAATCTCTGTAGGTATTTTTTCTATTTTAGAAATAAATTCAATTGCTAATTCTGAAGCCAATTTTGCACCAGGATATGAGCCAACACCATCAGCAATAGCAAAAATATATCCTCCATTTAGCTTCAATGGGAGAAGAATAGAGTCTTCATTTATTTTATTTGAAGATTTAGAGTGCGTGAAAGCAGCTACATTAGTTAGTTCAAGCATTCATCCCCTCCTCATAAATTGGTAAAAATATTTTCAATATTTGATTAACTGATTGGTATCTGTCAGAAGGTACATGTGCTCTACACTTATTAATAATAGGAGCTAACTTTCGAGTTAGTTCTTCATCTAAATAGCACATATACTCTAAGAATGTACCAATAGCATAGATATCTGATTGATCACTAAAATGCCCAAAAACTGCTTCAGGGGCAAGGAAACCCGGTGTACCCATTCCTTGACCAATAGCAGTCAATGGCGTTGTCTCTGGACTAGAAACAGTATCTTTAACTAAACCAAAGTCTGCAATTTTATATTTATCACCAACTTTTACCATGTTTGACGGCTTAATGTCTCTATGTAAAAGTTTTTGTTGATGAATATGACTCATTCCTAAAAGTAAATCTAAAATACATTTCAATCTTTCTTTTTTGGGAAATTTGCCATTTATTATTAACTTTTCTACATCTATTTCGCCTAATTCCATTACAAACCAAGGCTCTACACTTTCTAGATCACAAATATAAATTTGAACAATATTTGGATGACTACATTTAGCTTGTAGATGCCCTTCTCTAACAAACCTTCTCCTAAAAGATTCTATTTCTCTTGCATTTGACTTCATTGTCTTCATTGCAAATAAGCCACATAGATGATCTTTCTGATTATAAACTTCAACTTTTTGTACAAAACCGAAAGACCCTCCCCCCATATCTTCTATAGGTATAATTTTATAACTACCTCTTACTAACATTTATTTTCCCAAACCGTTTTTACATAATTATAAAATAACGGTTATTGATTAAAACATTCAATAGATGTTTTTAAAAATTATCTTTATTTTGAAGATGTACTATTTAATTAAACAGAGAGAAATAAAAATTTTGAAAAAATAAACAAAAAGTGAAGTTTTAAAATTTTATATTTCAATGGCACTTAAATTCTAAAAAATAGTTATTCAAAAGAGATTTATTTCACCCATCGCAACTGGCATTTCCAAATAGTAGAGGCTGGATCTTGCTGAATATGAATAACTCGAAATGAGCCTAAAGCTGTTAGCCATTCATCATCAATTTTAGGTGTCATGGACACTTCATTTTGAAGCACGGTAGCCTTCTTATCTGTGGCCAGGACTCCAAGCGTCTGAATCTCATATTGACTGTAAGAGCCAAACAGAACGCCACGACCAGAATAGTTTTCTTTAACCTCAATAGAAGTTTCAGTTTTAGGATCCCAATTAGTTTTTGAGATCCGCTCACAAGTAAATGAATGAACGGCGTCAGCCAAATCATCATTAAATGCTTCAGCAATGTCTGCCTGAATTTCGTCACGTAAGCCCATATCAAGCCCTGTAAAGTGGTATGCCAAAGCCATTAAAACTTGCATTTGGATCTTTCAAATCAAGTGAATCAATAAAATCAATTGCTATCTGTTCAAAGCTAGAAATTGCTTCAGATCCATCTTGGTATTCTTTTTCTGACTCTACAGAATCAGCTTTAACTTTCTTGCGCTTCAGCTGCTGATCTTTGCCGTTATAAATTACCTTGGCCAGAATTCCTTTGATAATTTCACAAGCTGCATCCTTAAGAAGTGGGTCAATAGGATCTGGTACAAAACCTATTCTGTTTTTCATCCAGACATTTGCCAGTTTAACCAGACGAGCTTTATCACTGTCTGGTGCAAAATCGCTGCCCAAAATTGAATTTGCGTCATCTACAGTAATAAAGCTCATTGCATTATTCCTTAGGGATTAATTTAAGAAGTTCTGCTTTTGTTGCTGACGGCTTGTAACCAATATTTTTACTAGCCAAATACTCTTTTAATTGATCATTTGACCAGTTTTCAAAATCATTAGCTGCCGTTTCTGTAGCTGGGTTTTCTGCCGATTTTCCAGCTTCCAATTCAACAATACGTGCTTGCATTGCGGGAATATCGTTTTTAAAAGCTTCAAATTCAGTTTTTATACCGACCACTTGAGCTTCAGCATCTTTGAGAGCTTTATCTGCTAAGACTGCTGCATCTTTTAATCGTGAATTCTCAGATAACAACTCTGACTGGTTGCCGCCGGCCTGCTCTAAGATGGCAATTTTCTGCTTAAGCTGAGTGTTTTCTTCAACTACCTTTTCACACTCAGCTTTTGCATCATCAATCACAGTTTGAAGTTCAGGGGTGACTCCTACCTCGACATTTACCGTGGCCAAAGTCGTTTTTTGTGGCTCTTCCAACTTACGAACTTCAACTGGAACTTCTAAAGATTCGTAATCCTTTTGAATCTTTGGATAATTACCGTAAATAATTACCTCTTTTGCTTTCAAATTTGGGTTTTCATAATAGTCAGGGTTAGCAATAATGCCCGTCTCTAATGCAGCCAGTGCTGCAATGCGTGTATAGATAATCTTCATGGCGCTTTTCTCTTAATAATAAAAAAGAGGGCTTATTAGCCCTCTTACGGTTTTAATTTTTAGGTTTTAACCAGTTGTCGCTGTACCTGATAAATCAAGTAAGGTACCTGCTGTCATTTTGTTGCTGGTTGCATATTTAATCCAGTTAGCACTTGAACCAAGTAATGTAAGATCAGGATTTTCACCTTTTGATGTATCCCAACTATAACCAAGAATATCTAGGTTAAATGCACCTTCAGCACGCATACCGATTGCTAAGTTTTCTTCATCATTGATGTCATAAGCTCGGAAGCCCGGTACTTGTGATTCAGTTACAGTTACAGCACCATACTGCAAGCCAAAAGCATCATTATCACCTACAGCATCCGTCACCAAGACTGGCTTACCTAACGTACCCGGTAAACCACCATAGATAACGATTTCAGATTCACCGTAAATTTGCTTAGTGATTGCATCATCGACAATATCGAAATATGTATCTGAGTTCATCACCCATAAACCAATACGGCCAAACTTATCGCCAAACTTACGCATACCACGAGTTAATGCTTTGCGGCCATCAACTACGATACTTCCTTTTGCAACCATGTCGGGATTACTAGAAATAGCAGCTTTTAAAGAAGCTAAACTGTACTCTAATCGGCCTGCAACCAATGCATCTGCAAGATCGTAACCAACAACCATAGCAAATTCTTCAGGTGTACGAGCACGGCGTTTAAATGCCTCTTCAGTTGATGCATAAGGACCATATTTATATGGAATTTTTACACCTACAGACTCACCTGCACCGATTTTTTCCGGAGTTACTTTTGCATTGGAGTTCACATCACGATGTTTAATGCTACCACCAACTTTGTAGAATGTATTTTTATTGAAGTCACCTTGAATGATTTCATTACGATAAATAATCGCACCATTGGAAGCTTCATTAAAGACATTCAAATTGTCTTGTAAACGTTCTAAATACGCTGTTTGGGCCAGTTGGTTGTAGATGATCATGTCGGAATTAACTGTCGTAGTCATAACTACTTATCTCCAAATATTTAATGATTAGTTCGGTAGTTTTAGGAAGGCATCATTGCCATGTTCTTTGATGTAATCTGCTTTCTGAGAAACAGACATTTCACTGCGTTTCATTCCAGTAGGTGCTCCACCTTTGCCCCCACCTTGAAAACCGCCACCAGTTCCTTTACCACCTTTAAGAATTAAGTCTTTATGCTGGTATCCACCAACCAATGACTCTAAAGCTTCATCAACATTTGCAAGTTCACCCGGGCGGACACGTGAATAAATCTTTTCGCCGTTCGGATCGTATGCAACCACCTTGCCTTCTTCGATTTTGAAGTGATGGCCAAAGGTTGCCTGAACCATGTCCACAGGTACTGCAATGTTGTCTTGAATGTACTTAGAACGAGCAAAACCACCGCCGATTAGTTCTTTGTGTAAAGAGGCTTCTAGCGCGTCACGTTGCTCAACAATCGGAGCATATTTTTCTTCAACTGCTTTGATAGCTTCAGCTTTAACTTTCTCAACTTCACCGGCATCCACCAACTTTTTATCGTCGAGATTTTGGATAGTTTGTAAGGCCTTTTTAGCCGCCACTGGGTCTTCAATTCCTTCAAAAGCTTTTAATGCTTTTTCGGCTGCTTCTTTGGCTTCACGATGTGTTTTAGCTTCATTGTTTAAGCGTGCAATTGTTGCTACCGAGTGTGGTGCATCATGTGGCATTTCTTTGCCATCATCATGAATATAGATCGGCTTATCACCGTCTACTTCCGCATAAACTTTACCGTCGATTGTTACTGTTTTAAGTTTCATTGGTCATCCAACCTATATATACAAAATGGGCATCCGCCCGGATTCGCCGTTGGCATCCGCTTTCGGCAGGCAATAAAAAAGCGCCCTTTAGGACGCTTCATTTCTATAAATGATTATTTACTTAAAGCTTGGCGTACAAATGCATCTTTTGCTTCAAGTAGCTTTCTTAATCCTGTGGATTTTTCAGGCCCGTCAGGAAGTTGCTCATCCATTTGCCGAGCTAAATCACCAATTGGCTTACTAACTTGCTGCAAATGTTCAGGTAAATGTTCGTATTGGAAATATTGGATAATAGGGCTTGGCATTTTCTTCTCACAAAAAAAGCACCCGAAGGTGCTATGGTTAAAAATTAAGTTCTATTTGATGAGTGCAATTGCTTTTAATCTTTCAAAAGTAAAACCATAAATTGCCATGGCTTGAAACCTTAATTTGAAGAAATGGCACCAGAATTCATTTTGTGCTCAGAATATATTGAGCATCTGACATATTGATTTGCTTTTCAGGCATTTGTAGTACCTTTCGCTACGTTTCCTTTGCACCCCAAACCTTTTGTCTAGGTTCATCACCAACTAAGCGGATGCCTTGAGGACCACCTACATCAAATGTTGCCGTGATAGTCGCTGGACCCTCAAAAACACTACAATTCATTTTTACAGCGGTTAATCCAGCTAATGGAATACCTGTTTCCTCGTCACAAAGAGCAAGATGAGAAGATTTATCTGAAACTCTTTTAAGTACCAAATGTCTAACTTTTGATTCACTCATAAGCCAAACTCCATAAATGACAAAAGCGCCATTTGGGCGCTTATATAGGTGAAAATTGTGTCTTAAGTGAGTTTAGAATTACCTGTAATCGGCAATAATTACTCACAGTTAAATCCAGTTCCAACAAGGTCTTTTTTCAAATTTGAAACGAGAGTTTGTTGTTCCTGCTGTTGTCCACTAAGATAATTTTTATCTAGAGTCTCTGCACCATCAATAGATTTATAAAGCTCTTTAGATTCCTCTAAATTGTCTTTTAAAAACGTGGTGAGGTTTAGTTTCGCCTGGGCAGCTCTACATAAATTATTTTTAGCTTCTAAATCTTGAGTAGCCTGTTTTACTTGACCAGTTGCAGGATCAAAAGAATATGCATTTGCCATTGCTGACTCCAAAGCTTCAGACAATCGATCATATTCTTTAAGATATTTTTGACTTGGTTCAGCTAAACAAGTGATGGAAATTAGGGTTAGACATACAAAAGCTATTGTTTTCATATTGTATAAATTCTGATGTTTTAAAAAATATAACATAAGAAAAATTACAGACCCAACTTTTTAAAAGCTTTTTCATCCAACTTTCTCAAATCATCTAAGCTATAGAAACGGCCTTCAGGATCAAAGAACTTATCAAAATCAAATTTCCCATCTTTATAGAGCTTAAAGCGCTTTGGCCCTAGCCACTCCCTTTGAAAGAAATCATCTGTTTTCTTAAAGAACTCTTTGAATGTGGTGTTTGCATCTAACTGTCCTATTAACTGGCTTCGCTCTTCTTTGGGGATGTCTTTAACTCTACGTTCGTCCATTACAAATGGCCGTTCGCCAACAAGTTGACCGTCCTTCTCGACCGGAACCAAGATACTGCGACAGTTAGGATGTAACGGCGGCACTCGCTTTGCCGGATCATTTATTTCCCACACTGAACCATCTAATGAAGCGCAAAGCTTAGAAGTTCGGCCATCTAAAACGCTAACAAATCGGACATATTCAAAGCCAATTTGGTTGAAGCTATTTAGATAGGCTTGATTAGCTACATGACTTCGCACAGTTCTTACCGTTCGCTCCATATCAGTTTTGGTACCATTTAAGATCCCATCTTCATAGTTAAGCCGTTTGGTACCACGAATACGCTGAACAATTTCTTGGTTAGTTTTGCCTGAATTAATACCATCTCGAATTGCATACTCAAGCTTTTGACGGGCACTTTCAGCAATTCTTGAAAGCAGATCATCGACAAGAGCGCCACCTGCCAACGGAACTTTTTTAGCGGATAAGAATAGTTTTTCCCCATCAGGCTTATTAATTTTTGCTCCATAGAGCTTAGCTACGTAATTGGCCTCATAAACAGCCAGCGCCGTAGCAGAAACGGCAAAAGCTTCAGGTAATGCTAAATTAACACTGGCAAACCATTGGGCAATCAAATCCCTAATTTCCCTTAAATTTGAAGTTGTATATTTACCACCAGCTAAAGCAACTTTCTCCGACTCATTAAGCTCATCCAATAAATCCCGAAGCTTAGATAGCATCTTGCTCGTATCATCATTGAATAAAGCCAATAACTCATTTACCGTTTTTGATGAAGCACGATAAAGATAGGCCTGGTGCTGAGTGAGTGCTTCAAATAGTTTTTTGATATCTGTTGCCATCTCACTCTACCTTTTGATTTAAAGTCCCATCTTGCTCTGCTTCAACATTCTGAAGCTCTTCTTCATATTTTTGTTTAGGGAACATACCTGTTTGGTTGTATTCCCACCATGATTTAAATGAAGATCGGCCTTGTAGAGCTGCTTCAAATAACTGTCGAGCTAACTCAGCTAAATAACCCTGTTTGTTAAATTCTTGACTGATTTCGAACATCAAATCATCTTTAGTTAGAACATCCACATTAGGCGTTACAAACTTAGCAGCCCATCGTAATGCTGCTGACAAGCCTTCATTCATATTAACGACACAGAGCGAAAGAACTGAATGCTGAACGGCGTCATCACTATTTGCCTCTGTAGCAGTCTTTTTGCTTCCAGAACCCTTCTCGATTAAACGTGCCCCCATCTCCTTCATTTTTTCCCACTT